GCTGTTGCAGCTGCCGATTTAGCAGTATCAGCTGCTGTATCTGACATACTACTAAGATTATCACTTGCTTGTCCTGTAGCATCTGCAATAGATGCCATAGCCGCTCCAGCAGCCCCTGTACTTCCTCCAGTAACTGCATCCATAAATGATTTGAACACATTTGCTAACCCAATTAGCTTTCCCATCAAGGCATTTATTACCTTTAATGCTGGTGCCAAAGCAGCTATCAAACCTTGTCCTATTGCTGTTTTTAATATCATGAACTGACCAGAAAGTATCCTCGTCTGATTAGCCCACGATTCACTAGTTCTAGAGAAGTCACCGGATGCAGCTGATAATTGTTGCTGTACAAATGCAATCCTTAGTGCTACTTTCTCTTGTTCTGTCATAGAAGCTGTTGTCTTTGAGTACCCTTTAGATAAGGCAAATGCATCAAGAGCTGCTTGTGTCATTACAACACCTAACTCCTTTAATGATTCCGTTTCACCAGTAAATACTGACTTTAACTTTGTGTTCGCTTCATCTGACGATATGTTGTAAAATGATGATACATCACCTGCTAGTCCTGTTAATGCAGTAGACATGTCATATGATTGACTTTCAGTAAAACCAAATGCTTTTGCCATAGCACCATATGTTCCTACCATCTTTTTAGCCTGTATCTCGGTTAATCCGTAGCTTGTTAGTGCGGACTTTGCAAAACCGTCGACCTTATTTGCCATCGTAGTAAATACAACATCAACTACATTTTGTAACTCAGCTAAATCTGAACCTGCTTTTAAACTACTTGTAACAAAGCCTGCCATAGACATTGCCGCTTTTTGAGCCATGTTAGCTACTATGTTTCCTACTGCTATTGACATAGTATTGAATGACTTTGATGTTTTACTTTGGATGTTATTGACTTGCCTATCATAGTTCTTTGTGTTAAGAGACAAGCCTAATGAAATAGTACCGACGGTTGACAATATTAAGCACCTCCTTACTTTTATTTACTACCAAACATAGATGCAAATGATCTTTCCATATCCAAGAATGTGTTGTTTAAAGCCTCTTCATTCTTCAAAAGTTCTTTTGCTTGTTTGTTTCGCCACTTGTTTCTTATTGCATTCATTGTAGGTGTATAATTCTTAAGAGTATTTTTATCATTTTCTGATCTCATCTCTACTACTTTTCCTAAAGGGGTATCAGGTAATAAACCTGTTAGTAAAACTTTTACCTCTTTCCACTTTATAGTCTTTAGCTCTTTACGTATTCTTATCCCGTATTGTTGAGCTATGCTTGATTCGATAAGATCCCAGTCCTCATAAAAATCATACCACGTTTCACCTGGGTGTTGAATCGCTAGCATCTTGATTGTTTGACATGTTGTCGTTTATCGACTCCATTATAGCTGTATAAACTTTCATAGGATAGTTCTTTTTCATGAGTGCCTCTGCTTGATCTTTATCAAGTGTGGTTTCAAAGAACTCCTTGATGAATACTGGAAATGACATTTCATCTTTTCTTGCAGCCAGTGCGTCCAGCTCTATCATGGTGTTAAAACTATCATCAATTTCATATGTGTCTTCACCAACAATTATTTTAGCTTTTTCTTCTGATAAATATTTGGATAAATCGTATACGTTTGCCATCTTATTCCTCCTGAATAATAAAAAGGCACCAACATTTAGCTAGTGCCTTTGATTAATGTGTTACATCTTAAGGCGTAACTACTGCTGCTGTAAAGACTGGTTTTCCATCAGAAAGGATGTCAAACTCAAGTCCATCAATATTTGTAGTATCACCACCTGCTGGCTTTGTTACATTGAGAACACAATCAAAAGCAAGTGTTGCTCCAGATGGAAACTCCCAAATGAATTGTGATTCCGCATCAGGTCCAGTACTTAACATCATACCTGCAACATAGTCATTACCTATATCGCCATATTGTCTTTTACCTGACATACTAATTGTAAGTCCTTTACCTGTGATTGAATTTCTTACCCAACCACCTTCATCCATTGGGCTCCAACTTTCAACTGTTCCATCAATAGATGGGCTAAAGTTTTCCATGCCTCTGATAATTGTATCAGCAATACCAGTTCTACCTGCGATGTTAATGAAGAACTTGTTATTGTGGACAGGATAAACTTGTCCTTTAGCACTATCAGCAAAAAACTTAGGATTAATTTTCATTTTGTGCATATTCGTATTCCTCCTTATAATATTAAATATAATAATAGAAGTTTGCTCTAATAACCATTTCACAAACATTCTTATCATCTCTTCCAAGTGACCTAGGCGTACTATCTAACAATTGAATTGTTGCTATGCTTGCATCGCCTACTGTAAAGTTACATTCTTGCTCTAGCATCATGTTGTAAATAGCTATCGCTTTGTCGTTGCACTCTTTTTGATTCTGTGTCCACCTGACTTTTATCGTTACAGGTAGCATCCTCACTAATGTGCAAGCAATTCCTCCTAGAGATAATCCATCACCGCCTCTTGAATCAGGTGCAAGGAAAATACCAATGCTTTGTTCTACATTACTATCAATAGCACCATTCTTTAACAGCAATTCGTCATCAGGAAATTTACTTACCATATATTCATACACTGAATAAGTTCCCATTGTAATCATATTAATCCTCCTGCTGATTCTTTGTAGAAGTATTCAAACAACTTACTTGCTCTATCTTTGTTAGATCCTGTTAACCAATCCTCCCACCACTCACCTTTCGCATTTACATTAAACTCATGATTAAAGTTGTATTGTGGGTTGTAATAAAGACGTTCTGCATAAGGACCTTCTGTAGTTATTTTTACAGTTCCCAAGGCTACTGCTCTTTCATCTACATCTGTAAACGTGTTTTGTAACGTTCCTTCGTACATTGGTATTTCTTGTGAATCAATCTTTTCTGCTAATATCTTAGCTGCTGTTTTTCTCATTGCTGTATATTGTGCCAGCTTAATTTTTGCCAAAGCACCTTTATTCATAACTACTGTAACAGCCATTAAATCAACTCCAATACAATATGATTCAGTGTGCTATCAGGGTTCCTAAGTTTAGTGCAACCAACTATTTCATACCTAGTTGTACCACTTGTAACAAAGCCTGTGACCTTCTCAGGGAAGTCGTTTAAATGATTGAAAGTAAATACCTTTTGTTTGGCTGTTACCTTCTTGCCTTCAGTTGTATAAGTTACAAAATTACTATCTTCAAATCTAACATCTGTGTTGAATGAGTTATGAGCCACATTTGATCCGTTCTTATCAGTATTCGAAGATGTTAAGTCAATCTTGACACTAGTTTTTGTTAACCCGGGTAAGCCACTTAGCTTCATTACATCACCTCATTCCTTTGTATAGCAAATATTGACTATTTAGATACATAGTAGATAATCTGCATAGCCTGTTTTGGGCAATATCATTAGTTGCATATGTTACAGATAACGATCCCAAACTATAACTAGAAACGTTATTGTCTGCCACAGCACTTACTTCCCTATCTATCCAATCTTGAACTTGAGCGCATATAGCAAGTTTTACAACCTCTACATGACTTTCATTTGTTGGATCATAGTTCCGTTTTGTCTTAATAGTTATGATCTCAGATGCCCTTGAGATTAAAACAGCTACATTTTCAGGGTTTTCTTTACCCGTAAATAATGCAACATCTGGTGAAGTTACAATGTCTATAAACATTTTACACCTCCTACAATGTTGCTAATGCATTAAGCTGTGCAATGTATGCTTCTTTGGAAAGCTTTTGCTCAACTGTTAAGCCTTTTTCAATACACAATTTATATAAGTCTATTGCTTTTAGTGTTGAATAATCAACTGCCTCTGGCAACACTGGCTCTTGTGCTGGTTCTGCTTTTTGTTCCTGAATTGGTTCTTGAACTAGCTCTTGTGTTTGTGTTGGTAATACTTCTTCCATTTCTTGTGGCAAGAACTTAGCTATACCATTTTTGATCCATCTATCTGCAAAGTCTGAAGGAATATCAACTTCTTCTCCCACTTTTTTAAAGCCTTTGTATGCTGTACTTACTAACATTACTACTTTCATTACTGTTTCCTCCTCATCTAATAATAAAGGGGCCGAAGCCCCTCCTTACACCAACTATACTGTTGGTTTTAATACTGCGATAGGGTAACGTGTAGACTCATTTGTATCAAGTCTGTTAATTGGGTTAGGTACTTGCCAAGCTACTCTAATAACAGCTCTTAAAGCTACCATATCTTGCTGAGCAAGGTTATAAATAATCTTACCTGTTGAATCCTGAATAACAGCTTGATCAAGGATCTTGTAAGTAATATCCTGTCTCATTGTGTAAAGGACTTGTTTGAAGTTACCTGAGAACTGTAAAGCTTTTGTATCATCCATAGAACCATTTTCAGGGAAGAAAATAGGTGCACCATCAAGTTCATATGAAGTAGCTCCTTGGATACCTGTTTTAAATAGTGGCTGACCTTGAAGATCTCTTAAACCTCTATACTTACTTCTCATTTTCATGGAAGCAACATGTCCTGTAGCCATGTAACCACATTCTTCAACTAATGAAATAACACCGTCTTCACCTAATAAATCATCGTAAAGATCAACGCCTGTTCCTAATACAACAACCTTACCTGATGCTACAGCTGATGCAAGGATGTTTACTGGCCATGATGCAGGTGCATTTGTTCCAAACAAAACAGCTTGATCAAAAGCGATACCAATTGCTTCCATAATACGTGGCTTAACTTCGCCCCAAATATCATAGTCAGTATCATCAAGTACTGCTTCTGGAATAGGAATAATAACAGCAAGTTCTTCTGCATTAAAGTATTTATTACCCCATGCTTGTTCACTTGTCTGTTTCAATCCTGTATCACCGTCTACGAAATAAGCCATAGGCAATGTACTAAGTACTGGTACTCTTCTTTGTTTACGTGACATGTTTGGAGCCTTTGTAGCTACTTGCATTACACAAGAATACTTTGGAACTCCTTGAATAATCTCTCTTGAGGCATCCTCTGGGATTAAAGCCTCTGCGCCGGTTCTATCAATTACTGTTCCAGCTGTAACATCAAAAAATCTAATGTTCAATTTCATCTTTTTCATTTTGTTTCCTCCTTATTAGTTAAAACTTCTTGCTGGACCATTAGCAGCTCGTCTAATTGCGGCATTCATATCAGACTTTTGTGTTCCGCTTACTAATGGTGCGCCACTTGCATCAAAACCGCCTTTAGCAGGAGGGGTTGCAACCTTGTTGAATAAGTAGGGTTTTTCCACTCTTATTCTAGCAATTTCTTCTGTTACACCACCAACTACATTTCCTTGCTTGTCCAACTTAACAGCCTTCATATCAATGAAAGGAAGTACATCCTTAGGATTAATAGCATCATTTGCAGATGAAATGATTTGTAGGTTTACGTTTGCGTCCTGCAATTGTGTAAGCAATTCCTCGTTTTGTGTTATCAATCCATTGATTTGTAACAAAGCTGCATCACTCATCCCTGTTTGACCTTTAAGTTTATTCAACTCGATGTTTGCTTGCTCAGCTTGCTGTTTAAATGTTTCCCTTTGACCAACCACTTCACTTAATCTAGATGATGGTATAAATTCAGCTTTATCTCTTTGATTTAGCAAAACATCATACCCTAGACCCTTTAGCTTATCTGATAGTTCTGTGAATGTTGCCTGAGTTGTATCATCAGCACCAAGTGTTTCAGCGTTAGCTGTTACCACATCACCTATCTCAGCAAAGAACTGTAAATTCATCGCAATCGCCTTGCGACCACTAAAACCCTGACCAATAATTAATACTACC